CGACCTGCTCCGCAAGGCACTTACGTTGCAGACCGCTGGCGCAACTGTGCTCACGGGTCTTCAAGGCATGATTGCTTTGCCTCGGCAGAGTGGCGGCGCGACCGTGTTCCACGTTGCGGAATCCGCCGCGATCACCGAATCAGCTCTGACTGTGGATCAGGTGACAATGCAGCCTCGCACCATTGGTGCGTTGACTGACTACTCAAGGCGCCTGCTGCTCCAGTCCACCATCGACATTGAAAGCCTTGTCCGCCGTGACTTGGCCACTTCAATTGCGATTGAGGTTGAGAACCAAGCCATTAACGGTACTGGCGTGGGCTCTCTGCCTTTGGGCTTCCTGAACACCACCGGCATTAACACCGAATCTGGCTTTACCACGTTCGTTGACTATGTGAACGCGGAAGCTTCCTTGAGCACCGACAACGCTCTGCTTGGCAGCTTGGGTTACATGATGAACGCAGCCCTGCGTGGCACCCTGAAGACGACTGAAAAGTCTGCTACAGGCACCAGCGCCAACTTCATCTACGAGACAAACAACACCATCAACGGCTATCCAGCCTACGTCTCGAACTCGATGCCAAACAGCACTGCGGTGTTTGCCAACTTCAGCGACATTCTGATTGGCTTCTATAGTGGCCTTGACATCATGGTTGACCCGTACACCGGCTCCGCCGCCGGAACTGTGCGTGTGATTGCCATGCAGGACTATGACGTAGCCATCCGTCATCCTGAGTCAATCTGCAAGATGTCCTGATAGCCAAGGAGCAGCCAATGCGTATCCAAATGCTGCGTAGCACCATTGTTGACCTCGTCCAGGTCAGCGTTGGCGACATCGTAGAAACCAGTGACCAAGCCTCTCGTTTGTTAATTGGTATTGGAAAAGCAATGGCAGCTCCTGCTACTCATGAAGTTGTGATTACGGACCAAGAGCCTCAACCTGCTAAACTCACCACCAAACGGAGAAAGACCAATGATCCACAACCTTGGAACTAAAACAACCCTAGGTAGCTTGCTTCCAACCCTGTCTCGTACTGCCAACGCCAACGGCACTGGCTTTGACTTGCAGGGCAGTAATGACGCAGAAGGCGATGCTGTCGTAATCCTCGATTGCGGCGCAGCAACTGCGGGCACAACCCCGACCTACAACGTCAAACTGCAAGACTCGCCTGACAACACCACGTTTACCGACATCACTGGCGCGACTTTTACTCAAGTCACAAGCACGGCCTCGCAGCAAAAGCTCAGCTTCAACGCAAACGACGTTAATCGTTACGTTCGCGCTGTAGCAACCATCGGTGGCACCAGCTCACCTGCATTTACTGCTTCCGTGACCTTGCTGTTCAGCAAGAAGTACGGCAACTGATCCTAATGGCGATTACAGACACCTTTGCATTTCTTAACACTGACGAATTTGGCGTTACTTGTCAAATTGGTGCAGATCCAAGTTTTGTTGGGATTCTGGATTCGCCAATGGAGCAGCTAGCAGGCGGCATGGCGTTGTCGCGGGAGTATTTGCTTTATGCAAAGACCTCTGATGTCAGCGCCACTGTCCGTGGCAGTGCAATTACGGTTGACGGTGCTTCTTACACGGTCAGGCAAAACCTGCCGGTTGATGACGGTCTATTTAGCGAGCTGCTGCTAAGCAAGGTGTAACCATGGCTGACACACGCCGCGAACTGATCCTTGCAAGGCTTAAGACCAACCTAGACACCATTGCAGGCGCAACGGTCTACAGAAGCCGTGTAGAGCCCTTAGCCCGTGGTGAGGTGCCTGCTGTGATTGTTGAGGCAGTCAGCGATCAGCCAACTGATACAAACTTTTTTGACAAGCTTGATTGGACCTTGCGGGTGCGGATCAGCACCTTGGTCCGAGCAGCCATACCTGACGACGACTCCGACACATACACGCAGCAGGTGCATCAAAAGCTGATGGCTGATCAAACAGTCAATGGTTACGCCCTTGACCTGACGCCAGACCGCACAGACTTTGCGCTGTTTGAGGCAGACATACCCTTGGCGATCATCAGCCAAGATTTCGTTGTGCGCTATCGTACAAGCAGAACTTTGCTCACCAGCGCCTAGTGCTATGGCTAAAATTGACAAAGAGGTGCCCACCCCCGGATTAGGCGGCAGTTACTTGTTTGACCCTAAGACCGGAAGCCTTACACTGATCACAGAACCCCCCGCCCCCACTGACAATGGCACTGACTCGCAAGAAGTTCCTAGTAGCGAAGATTGAGAGCACCTACGGGACAGACCCAGTGCCTGTTGGAGGCAGTAACGCAATTCAAGTCTCCAACGTCGAAGTAACGCCGATTGAATCTGAGAATGTGCAGGCTGCTGCATTTCAAGGTTTTATTGGTGGTAGCACCCGTGGCACCTTGGTGGCCAACAAGCGCGTCAGCATCACTTTTGATGTAGAGCTTTCTGGCTCTGGCACCGCAGGCACAGCTCCAGCTTTTGGGCCACTGCTTAAGGCAGCCGGTTTGTCCGAGACTATTGTTGTAAGCACAAGCGTTACTTACGCTGGTGTCAGCAGCAGCTTTGACAGTGCCACTCTGTACTGTTTTTACGATGGCACCCGTCATAAAATCACAGGTGCTCGCGGGACCGTCAGCTTTAGCATGACTGCTGGTCAGTTTGCCGTTGCTAGCTTCCAATTCATTGGTATTTACAACGCCCCTGACAGCACAGCATTGAGCGGCACCTTTACTGTTGCCAACCAAGCTGCTGCTATTGAGGTTAATGACACCAACGTGACGACCTCAACCTTCCATGGTGTTGCTTCTAGCCGGATCGAATCCTTTGATTTGGCCTTAAACAACGAGCTGCTTTACAAAGAAACAACTTCCAACCAAGAGGTGTTGATTACAAACCGTGCCCCTGGTGGCACCGCTGTGATTGAAGCGCCTGCAATTGGCACAACCGATTTCTTTGGAAAAGCAGTTGCATCGGCCACTGGCAGCACCAGCCTTGTGCTGAGCGGAGGCGCTGGTAACATTGTCACTGTCAACGCGCCGCAAACGGACATCACTGGTTGCGCTTACGGCGACACCAATGGTGTTATCTCGTTGTCAATGCCGTATTTGGCTCTGCCAACTACCGCTGGCAACAACGAGGTTTCTGTGGTATTCACCTAATTCTCATGGCTTTTGTTCTAAAAAAAACCGCGTCTTACAAGTGGCCGATCAAGGTAGAGATACCTGTTGACGGCGGCAAGTTTGAAACTCAAACGTTTGACGCGGTATTTAAAAAGATGAGCCGCAGCGCCTTCAACAAAACAGTTGATGAAGGCGACGATGCCTTGATTGATGCCATCCTTCAAGGGTGGGATGGAATCAAGGACGAGGACGGCAAGGACGTCCCTTTCACGGAAAAATCAAAAAAGGAGATCTGTGACGATCATGCAATTGTGAAGGCCTTGATCTCGGCATACGCTGAGAGCATTATGGGGGCGCCAGCAAAAAACTAAAAGACGCCGCTAAGCATTGGGCAACTGGCGGTGTTATTGACGAGCGGGAATCTGACCTTAAGGGGCTTGGCATAAGCCCTGAGCAGATTCCTGCTGCTTCCTTGGAACCCCTTGAGAATAATTTTGAAGTCTGGGAAGAAAACTGGGACATTGTAACGATGTTCCTGCGCCTTTGTACCCAATGGAATGCTGGCATGGGCGGGGCTACTGGGCTCCACTACCCGAGCTTAGAATGGTTGTGTAAGCTGTATGCAGTAGCAGATCCTGTTGCCATGTTTGAAGGCGTACAGGTCATGGAGCTAGCAGCACTAGCCGAAATGAACCGGAAAAGCAAATGACCATCGCCACCGAGATCCGGCTCCGCATCAAGACCGAGGGTGAAGCTGTACTGCAAGGTCTTGGCGACAAGCTTAATAAGATTGCTGCAAACGCAACCGCAAGCTCACAAAAATTCAGTGTCTTGGCTGGTGAGCTAAGAAAAGTAGAGGAAACAACTGGCCGCAGTACAACTCTGCTCAAGCAATACTCCGCTTCTTGGCGAGAGCTTGCGGGCGCTGTTGATATTGCAAGCAAGGAGTTCAAAGAAGCTACGGCTGAGGCGGCCAGGCTTGATGCCCAAATCGCAAAGGCTGAAGGCAGGAACCGTCAGGCTGGTAGCCGCCTTAAAACTGGCGCCCAAGTGGCAGGCACGGCTGTAGCCGCAGGCATCTTTGGTGGGCCGGAGGCGGCTATTGGCGCTGGCATTGGCGGTATTGCGGGAGGTATCCCAGGGGCACAAATAGGCGCAAGCATCGGCGCAGTTGTGTCGTCACTAAGGCAACAGGCAAGCGCAGTTGCGACCAACATTGCAGAAATTAACAAATATAGGATTGCTCTTGCTGGTGTTAGCACAAATCAAAAAGACTATAATGTAAGCGTTAGGGAAGTAACAACTCTTAGTCGCAAATATTTGCTACCGCTAAAAGACGCAACTCAACAATACACAAAACTAAAGGCTTCTATTGTTGGGGCCGGCGGCAGCACAGAGCAAACAACCAAAGTGTTTAGGGGCATCGCCGCTGCAATTGTAGGCACAGGCGGCAATGCAGAAAGCCTAAATGCAGCACTTAGGGCTACGGCTCAGGTATTTAGCAAGGGCAAGGTTTCTGCTGAGGAGTTAAGGCAACAAATTGGAGAGCGTCTGCCTGGTGCATTCTCAATATTTGCACAGGCTATTGGCAAGACCCCTCAACAGCTTGACAAGGCATTGGAAGAAGGCAAAGTTACACTTGCTGATTTTCTAAAATTTGCCGACGAGCTGTATAAGCGCTATGGTGAGACTGCGCAAACTTTGGCTGATGCACCAGAAAATGCAGGGCAACGCTTAAAAGTTGCCTTGGACTTTGCGACTATTGCGTTTGGCGGGTTCTTCCAAACTGTCGGGGCAGGCTTCCAATCGTACTTCCGTGGATTAATTGAATTTGCATTGCAAAACGAAACAACAATAAAAAGAGTAATTACAATTCTAGCGGTTGGCTTTAACGAAATAGGCAAGCTTATTGGATCATTCGCAAAGTTTTTTGTTGATCTTTTCAGTGCGGCTTTCACGTCAATTCTAGGAAACCTAGAGACTGTGATAGGTCGTATTGAGGACGCAATTAACCGAGCAAAAGCGGTCCAAA